TCTAGTATATTTTCAAATTCTTCTCTAAAAATATTTTTAACATTATCACTATATTCTAATTTATCTGTGTTGAGACTTACGATTTTTTCTGCGTCAACATCCATAGCCTCATTGACAATATCATCAATGGCTTGTTCTAATTCCGGCTGTAAAGAAATTTCTCTATATTTTGCAACTAATTCTGATTCGGTTCTAGCAGTACCAGCAAGATCAACGAATGTGCCATATGCACCACCAGCTGCAACAACAACAGCACCATCATCCTTTAACTCTGGTGCAAAGGACTCAAGTGGCTTTTCATTTTTTCTTTTTATTTCATATCCAAATAATTGAACCATAATAATATTTTTCCTTAAGAAAAGAGAGCCGTTATACTCTATTTATAACGGCTCTCGATTACTTAATTAGGAACCACCAGCATTACCAGTAGGACCATTCAATATTTGAAATGTGTCATATTGGAATGTTACTTGGAATTCTTCAATCTCGTCAACAGTTGCCCATGCAAGATCAATTGTAGAAATTGATTCTGGATAAATTCCATTGAACTGATAAGTTCTTAGAACATCTCCAGATTTTCCAAACTGAGTCACAGTTGCCTGTGACTTATATTCAGATGGAGCACCTGTTGCAAGTGCAGTAACATTTTGCTGATAAAGATTGATGTAGTTGTTCCATTGTTCCATGGCGTTTCTTACAGCAAAATCTTCATCATTGATAATTGTTACTGTCCATGGATCAAAACGACGATCACCAGCAATCTTAAGTCTTCTTCCAAAATAAGGAACCTCAATTAGACCAAGTTGTGAACTTGGAATTTGAGCTACCTTACAAAGGAAAGGAACTTTAATATCAGCAACTGGATTAATTGGATTGCTGATAATTACTTGGAAGAGAGAATTTCTCGCACCGCCAAATTTTAGCTGTGATCTAATTTCATTGATATTAAATGCCATTTTATTTCTCCCTCTTAAAACTTGCCAACAATTTCAGTAAACTCGACACCAGTGCGTACTGCAACGAAGTTGAGCTGAATGAAATTGATTGAACGTGCGGGCTTGATATAAATGTCACCTCTAAATTCGTTTGCATCAATAACTTCAGGAGTGTTATTTGTAGTATCACAAATTACTCTGAAATCATAGATTCCACGACGACCCTGAATATCACGAAGATATGGTTCTACAAGATTGCGGAATGAAGCTCTTGTAAAATCATCGTTGAATTCAAATAGAGTTGACTTAGCAGCAATCGCAATTGCCTTCTCAAGCACAATGAATAGTCTGCGTACATTGATACGATCAAATGCAGATGGTCTTGCAAGCAAGGTCTTATCACCATATAGAACTGTTCCCTGACCGGGGAAATTGACTACAGGGTTTACACCATTACGATAAAGAACATCACGATTTGCCTTATCAGGATTGTATGCAAGCTTTACAACATTCTTGATAATGCCTCTGTTGAATCCAGCTGGAGACCACCATGCATCACGAACATTATCTGTACGAACACAAAGACCAGCAATATCACCATTAAGAGGAACCCAACGATATGTGTCATTATACTTATCATATTGATACTTATAACCAGAATCAAGAACTGCATATGAAGTTGAAGTCAATGCATTTCTAAAAGCTGTAACATTATCTAGCTCATGACCGGGAACATTTACTACTGCAGAAAGATCAGGTGAAATAAATGCTACACAATCTTTCCTATATTCGCAGATATTATCGATGATGTAATTTGCGAGTACTTCACCAATATTTCCTCTTGCCTTACCACCAAGAATCAAAGAAACATCTACATCTTCTGATGACTTATACTTGTCATATGCAGTCATTAACTTTGATACAGCAATAGTAGATTCTGGATCACCATCTGCGCCACTAGCAAAATTCAAAGAAAGATTGTTAGTTAAAGATGGTGCAAGAAGAGTATCATCAGCATTGCGTGGAGTTGTTGATAGTATGTCCTTTGCAGACCATACATACTTTGAACTCATATTAAGAACGTCTCTATAGAAAATAGAACCGCCTTGTTCGCCCTTTGCATCAGTTGCAATTGAAAGATTTGGCCAAACTTCTAGAATTTCACCGGGAATACCAGTAAACTTACCATTTTGATCTACAACAACGATATGGACTTGATCCATAACCATGTTGTTTGCATTTCTTGATGATACATATCCAGATGTTCCTGGAGCCATATCAACAGCATTGTGAAATTCCCAATACTTATTGGCTAAAGTTGTGCCATAATAATTTCCAGTGATGCTATTTGCAGTACCAGAAATTGTAATATCCATCTTCTGTCTATAAGTTTCATTAAACATTATCTGGAAGCTAGAATTAATTCCTGAACCAACACTAACACTAGTTGTTCCACCAACAGCACTAACAGTTAAGTATTGTGTTCCAGTAGAAGTATTACCTACAAGAAACACATCACCGATGTTAATGTTATTCTTCATATCAACTGCCATAGAAGGAGCAAGATTTACGTCAGTGACACTTTGGAAAACTATATTAGCTTCCATTGATCCTACTGGAATATTGAATGAAAAATATGTATTAGAAATTTGAATTGCAACATTTGACCCATTATAAGCCATAAGTTGACTTGCATAAGCAGTTTCTGTTGGGCAGATAGAAATTCTTATAGAATTGCCAACATCACCAGCATACTTAGCAACAAAATAAACATTGCTATAAGCATTTGAACCACCAGCTTCATTTAATGTAGTATATTGTGCTTCAAAATCATGAAGATTTTTAATAACAACAGTATTTCCACCTACACCTGTTGATCCAACATTAGCGACGGCATTATATGCGGAGGCTGAAGCTGCTCTTGATACATATAGCTGATTGCCATATGCCAAGAAATTTGCAGCTGTGAAGAAGGTTTCGTAATTATTTGCGTTTGGTTTTCCAAAAACTGATACTAACTCGTCCTCAGATGACACAAGTACTCTGTCTTCTATTGGACCCCATTTGAATACTCCAGCAGTTGCTCCAAAAGTTGAAGAAACGGCAGGAACAATGGTTGTTAGATCAATTTCAGAAACGTTAACGCCGGGACTAACTTGAAATGGCATTGTTTTCTCCTTTTTATAATAAAAATCACATATTATTTCGTATGATTATTTATAAAAACTCAATTTAGTAAAAATTTTTCAAACTCGTTTTCACTCATTACTTTATCGTTAAATTCTTCTTCCCTGCCATCATGTATAATACCAAAAGGTGTGAAATCTTCTTCAACTTCTTCTTCAATTCGTCTACGGATATCTGTATTTGAAACATCTTTAAAATAATTTTGACTTGCCATCCAAGCAAAAAGAACCATGCACATTACCAAATCGTCATGATGTCCTTCTTCTGCATTGTAAGTATTTCTATCAACAGCATATGTGGACAGTTCATTTATAATATCATAATCATTTAAAATTATTTTATCAGATTCGATAAGAGTTTTTAAGTTAGCGCATCCTATTCTTTTAGTAACTTGAGTTGTTTTTATACCTAATCTATTTTGATTACCTGATATACCTATTGCTGTGCCTTTTTTACCACTCATTTTTGTCATAACAATATTTTCATATTCTAAATCTTGATGTAGAATATTTACTACTTGTGATCCTATATTTATTTCAACCAATATAGCTGCTTCGTTATAATATTTTCCTATATTAGAAAGTAATGTTGGTAACATTAATTGTGATATATTTGAATCTTTAAATGTAGCAACGACTTCATATGGAACAGTAGAACAATCGATTACTACGAGTGCAGATGAATCCATCCCTAAACCTTCGCTAACATCTACTGTTATGGAATAAATATGATCTTTGATTGGATGTTTATATATTTTTACTTCATGAGGATTGTCTATTGGTCTCATGTATGCTAATCTAGAAAGAACTGAAGGATGGATAAGAGTGTTAGTAGAACCTAAGAATTCGCAATTATGTGATAAAATATCATTTGCATAAAACTGTTCATTTTCTACTCCAACAATATCAAAATATTCAAATTCTCCCTCTTTGTAATCTAGAAAAAATATCTTAGATTTTTCGTTTTTACATATGATAATATCGTCGTTCTTAAGATCAATAGATTTCTTCCAACCATCTACAGTCATGATTCGGTGGGTAAGCGAACATTTTAATTGACTGCCGTTTTCTAAATGAATTTCAATTTGACCATTTTTTTTAATTTTTTGTACACCTTTAAAAGGTAAATACCCTTCAGATGTTTCTATTAATGTATTATTATTTTTAAAGAACATTTCGTTTTCCTGTAATTATATTATATAATTGTGATTCAGTTACGTTATATTCTTTATGAAATTCTTTAGAAAAAACTCTTTCATAAGTAATTTTTCTTCCATTTTTTGATATATCACCTACACCATTTAAAGGAATTTTATTATTATATTTTTTCAAAATTAAACAACATTCATGATCAGTAATTTTAACTTTTCCAAATCTTTTACCTTTTCTGTTGTTTCTAACTTCTTCAGAAAAAGAATATTTTTTCCCTTTATTCCACGGAACTGTTCCTTTTGAAACTCCACCAATATTTGGTCTTTTCTTTCCTTTTTGTAAATTTGAAGAATAATCTGGACCAAATCCAATTCTTTTAGCAATTAATGCAGCTGCAAACCAATCTTCTTGCTGTAAATGAATATCGAAATGTTCTCTTATTGTAACTAATTGTAAATTTTCTATGTTATTATTTTTATGATTACCATCTATATGATGTATTTCATAAGAAAACCCATTTTCATCAGTTGGTATTTTTCCGTGTGTATTTTCCCAAATTTTTCTATAATGCATATAATTCAATCCTATAAAATTGCATTCATATTATATTTATAATTTCTTTGATTGCAACTTTTTTGGAAATGTTATCTATTAAAATATTAATTTCTGTATCACCGTCTAAACATTCAAACTCTTGACGAAATTGATCAACAGAAGTATTTCGAATAGTTTCTACTTTCCATGCTTCGTCTCTGCCGGGAACATCTGACCAATGAACATCAACACGGGCATAAGAATTTTCACTATTAACAGAGTCCATCCAAATTTTATAAAATAAATTCATACCATTTGGTGTGGAAGTTATTAATAATTTAGAAGTGTTACCAGAAGAAATTGTTGGGAATACTGAAGCAAAAAATGTGTCTTGAATATTTCTGGGAACGAATGCAAACTCATCAAGATAAATTAGATTATAAGATTGACCACGAATAGCAGATGATGAAGTGGCAGCTGCAAGTATTTTAGAACCATTTTCCAATTCGATATTTCCTCTATTCCATTGAATAATGCCTTGCTGCATCCATTTGGGCAACCATTCATATGCAAGTTGAATTCGAGAAAGAATTTCTTTTGATTGAATTTGTTTATTAGCCAAAACTGCAATATTATAATTTTCATTGAAAAGAATTTTATGAAGCATATACCCAACAACACCTGTTGTTTTCCCCACCTGACGAGGCATTTTACATATTGTAAAACGGTTGTCATCAAATACTTTAAACATTCTTTTTTGATATTGATAAGGACTAAAAGAAACGAGTCCTTTATCAATACTCACGATCTTAACATAATTCTCACAAAAATAATTTACATCATTGGCGCACTTTATATATTCTAAAATTTGTTCTTTTGAAAATTCTAGTTGGACACCTTTACGCTTTAAGTTTATATTACCAAGATATACTTCATTTGTACTATTCATTATAATCAGACCTAATCATCTTCAATAACTCAGAAGAAGAACCAACAAATAAATTGTTGTTGACTGTTTTATTACCTTCATTGCTACTATCAGCTTTATTAATTTCTTTGTTCTTTTTTGCTAATTCCATAAGGTCTTTATTTGTTTCAGCCAAAGTTTTAATTAAATTGGTGACTACTTCATATGCTCTAGGAGATTCTGATTGTCTAGCAATATCTACAATATCTTCTAATGCAGATTGACCTTTTTCTATGATATCATACATGTTCTGACGAGCATATTCATAGTCATTCTTTTCTTTTGACGGCAAGAATACAGGATTTGGTGGAGAAGGAATGGGTGGTATTCCTAATGAATTTGAAATTACATCTTTATTAACCATATGTTTCACTCACAGTTACAATAAATCCATATGTATCTGTCTCTTCTATTTGAGATAATGGTATAGATAAAGATGGATCAGAAGTTGGCATTCCATTAGCAGTTAGTCCCGGTCTAACATTTATATCAGCAACATCACTATTTGCAGTAAGATTAGGATATATTCTAACATCAGAAATTTTAATAAGTTTAGATTCAGTTACAGGACCATAAAAATAACATTTCATAGTAAAATTTAATGTAAATATGAGTGCTCTTCTAGCAACAAAATCGCTTTCATATGAATCGCTGATGTCCATACCATCCATAATCAATGGAATATCTGTTATATTATCATAATCTGGTAAAAGTCTTGCGCTTACAGTCCATTCTGGTGTAAAATAAGGAAGTATTTGCTCTACGATTCTTAAACCGTCTTCCATTGTCTTTACCATAATATCTAATTTAAATCCAAGATTATAAGGTACTGGATTAAATACTTTTTTATAAGTATTTTTTCCATTTAATTCTCTTTTTGAACCAATCTTGCCTACTGTTTGTAATTTTCTGCTTGGGTCATAAGTAACACCAGATATCTCAAAAGACATTCTTGGTAATCTTATAGCAGTTACTGCAGATGCATCTGGATTTTCTTCCACACGAGCAAGAAATTTTTCTCTTGGCCCATAAGCAATAGGAACCTTAAAAGTTTGTTCTAAAACACCAGAATCGCTAACACGTTCTATCATAATATTATTGAAAAGAGTTCCAAATATTACCACATATTTTTTAAAAAGAGAATTGTAAAAAGGAGAGCCACCAATCATTATGCTCTCCTATCTGATTCACTAAATGGGTCTTTTGCACTGAAATCTAAAAATTCAATTCCTTGAGATTCAAAATAATCATTTTGTGAATTTGTGTCAATCATATTAAGATCGTATTGTTCTTCTATCAATTCAATTCCATTCTCATCAAATAAAGGAATACCATTTTCTGTAGTAATAACATAAGGATCAGTAGTTGTTAAAAGAGCATTATACATGTTGTCTATAGTATCAAATCCTGTATTGAATACTTCATTAGAATATTCAAACAATTCACATACAACATCATACATTTGTATTGCGCCCATTTGATAAAAAATAGGTGTCTTGTTAACAAATTTAATATGATAAAGATGTTGGTTCAACGGAAACCAAATAAGATCACCTTCTAATGGTCTATCTCTTCTTAAGATAGAACCAACTTCATTTTCAAAAATTCTTAAGGCAACAGAAAATGTTAATTGATCTCTTACTTCTACACCAAATTTAGAAAGAAATTCTCCATCACCAGCAAATCCGTTGACGTTCTTTAAATACATTTCGACATTTACACCTTCACCATATTCAGTAACAAATTGTTCTCTGAAAGCATTATCTCTGGTGATAATTGTTCTGGGAACATAATAAGTATTAATACCATAAGCCTTTATAGACTCTATGACAAGATTCTCTATTAGGTTCTGTTCACTTGCAGAAGTAAAATTGTTAAAATATAATGATGTGGCCATTTATAGCTTTCTTTTGTTTTTATATACTATTTATAGCTCTTTACTTTTTCTTTTATTTGCTACTCTAAACTGTGCAAGACGTTGTTCTGCATCATTACGAACGAACATTGAAGATTTATCTGTTGATGCTTTTAAAGCATGTTCCTCAGTTGCATTGGGATGATTTACTGCTTTTCTTCTTACAACGTCATCTGGATCATTTAATGCTTTAGAAATATGTTCTGCATTTGCATTTGGATTAGATATTGCTGTTCTTCTTACAGCCTCATCTGGATCATTTAATGCTTTAGAAATATGTGCAGATGTTGCATTTGGATGAGCTACCGCTGATCTTTTTATACCATCTTCTTCATTTGGATCATTTAATACTTTAGAAATATGTTCTGCAGTTGCTTTAGGATTTTGAATAGCATGTGATCTGACAAATGATTTATCATCATTTAATGCTTTTGTAATATGCTCTGTTGTTGCTTCTGGTCTTCTTACAGCAATTCCTCTTATTCTTGTGTCTACATCATTTAATGCTTTTGTTATATGTTCTGATGATAATTTAACATGAGGATTTTGAATAGCAGCTTGTCTGATATCAGAATGATTGTGAGCATCCAAAGCTTTATTAATATGATCTGGTGTTGCATTAGGATTAGATACTGCAAATGCTTTTTCAGGACCACTAGTACCATTTAAAACTTTAGTAATTTCTTTTGCTGGTAATTTTGGATGTTGTAATGCAGCAATTCTTACATTTCTATCTTCACCCCATTTATTATTTAATACATGGGTAAGATGTTCTGCTGTTGCATTTTTATTTTTTAATGCAGCTTTTCTTACATAATCATCACCATCATTATGCAATACATGTGTAATATGTTCTGCTGTTGCATTAGGATGTTGAATCGCAGCTGCTCTAATTCCAATATGATCAATTCCTAAAGCTTTTGTGATATGCTCTGCCGTTGCATTTGGATGTTGAATAGCAGCAAGTTGTACTTGAGCTTGTTCATCATTTAATCCTTTTGTAATATGTTCATGTGACACATTACTATTATCAAAAGCTGCGGCTCTGGTATTAGGGTCTTTACTTTTTAATGAAGCATTAGGACTGGCAATCACATCTTTTTGATCATCATTATATAATTTTTTATTTTTTCTGTATATTTTATCATCTTTAACAGGAAAATTTGTTTCAGCCCATTTTTTTACTGTATGTCCAAATGCATGATCAGAAGTTCCATATTGTGATTCTTCTGGTCTGAGAATGGTATCTTTTTTATCTTCCGATTGAAATGGTTTCAATGCTATTCTTGCAAGAGGTTGTTTAGCTTCTTTGTCATGTTCGTGTACAAGATAAGCAACGTGTGTTCCTTGTTGAACATCATGCTTTAGATAATGACTATTACTACCAGCACCAATACCTTTTTTAGCTCCTGTTGTACTCATACTCATACATGAACGCCAACCTCTGTCAGTAGACATTCCAGCAACATCATGTGGGTGACGAGAAATAACTACGCCTAGTTTACCAGAATTGGAAGCAGCCCTTTTAGGATCGTTGTTAAATGTGCTAACTAATTCTTTTGAAGCACCTGTTGCAGCTAATGCTTTACCAATACGAATTTCTCTGTTATACTTAGGCTCAATTGCTTTATTACCTTTATAATCAGTTATCTTATAGCCATGCTTTTCCAGATGCGCTTTAACATCTGGATGAGGTTCTACTGGCTTATTGTCATCTGGATGTTCTAGAGGGATATATGTTCTATCTTGTCCTTCTGGAATTGCATCTTTAGAAATTTTCTTAGCCTTTGTGTTTTCACCCCATGAATCAACAACTTTTTTTTGAGCATCGTTCAATTCTTCGTTTAGAAGGGTATTATAACCTGTAATAGCATTTTCTTTGATAAACTGTTTAAACATTAACATTTTAGTGATCCAACTCCGATAGCTTATGGCGTATAGCTGTAATAATTTTCATATGAGTCTTTGATAAAACTCTTTCCTTCTCTATATAGTTCATTATTCTAAGAGTTTCTTTTTTATATTTCTCACGCCATGCAGCATTCTTTGCTGACTTGATATCTTGTACATTATCCAATCTATCTGCCAACTTGATGACCAAAGCATAGCTAGACATTTTTTTCATCTTCTGAGATAAATATTCTGTCTTACCACCAGCTTTTTCAAGATCGTCTTTATCAGTAGTCAACTCTTGTACAAGAGAAGCAACTAGACTACCAAACAATTTTTCTAAATCATCTTTAGTAGTATTAGTATCTTCAATAGTATCATGAAGATACGCAGCACTCATAAGAGCATCAATATTATGTGATTTTTTAAACTGCATAACACTCTTAGCAACTCTTTCAGGATGACGAATATAATCAGAACCATCTGATCTTGTCTGCCCAGCATGGGCTCTAGCAGCATATTTTAATGCTTGTTGCTGATCTTCATCTAATTGTATGAATAAATTAAATGGTAACATTAAAGTATCTTTCTGTTACATTTATCGTTGTGATATCTAGCAATATTGCCCATGTTTCCTTCAAAATCACAATGAACACATTTTATTTTACTACTATTTATTGTTTTAAAATGTGTAGTACTTTTAATTTTTTCTTTGTGTGTATCTGATAAAGGTCTGCCCGTATTGGCTTCTGTAGCCATTCTTCTAGCTTTTGAATTATCTTTACCTGTATTTTTTCCAATCATAGATACACGACGTTTTTCACAAACATTTGGATCAGATGATTTGTTATCTCTTGTTGCCAATCCAATAAGATAATTCTCACGAATTTCAGGACGAGCCATAGCTTCTTTGGTACGAATAGATATTTTTTCAGATATTGTTTTTACTTTTTCTGGGTATGTTGACCAATGACCAGTAGCTTTAATATTTAAATTATAATATCTAGTTTTTAAC